ATATTTGCATATCTGTTTTTAAAATAATCCTCAATGGTTTGAGCAAATACGGCTTCATTGATTGTAGCAAGTTGGTCTGTTATTGATTTTTTTATTGTTTCAAAATCCGTATCTTGTCTTTGAAGACTATCAAGATCACTAACGTTTAATGCTGTTAAATTTGTATCATCGGTTGATAAAGGTACTACACGTATTTCTGTTCGTGATGCTGCTACTTCTTGAATCCAGAATCTTCTATATTCAGTTTCATCTCCGGCACGCTGTCTAACAAATGCTAAACTTACTTTAAAAATACCATTCTTAAATCCAACGGAATTTAATAATTTTTCTAATTGGATACTTTTTCCATCGGGTGTTAGATATTGATTTATACTACCAAATTTTATATATTCAATATCGTTTCCGTATATGTTCGGTAATATATTATTATTAATATCATAAACCGTAAGTTCTAATATATCCGATTCGCACGTTCCAAAATTAGTTACCGGATTTTTTCCTTGAAGAATAACAAACAAATCTTCGGCAGTTATGTACTGTCCCTGATCGGTTATGTTTTTATTTATATCTTCAATATTTTCGTATGCGGTTATTGACATCTTTTATAATTAAGTCCAACTGTTAGGATGTATTACATCAAATTGTGTAGTATAACTTACCGTTCCAATAGTACCATCAGACCTTGTTACTTTCACAATTACAATTCCAGAATCATATTGTTTACTATTTGTATAGTAAGTTCCAAAAAGATTTTTCTCTTGTCTAGAATCCATACCCGCTGTTTCAGCCCAATTTAATGTTAAACTAAAAGTTTTGGTTTCGTTTGGTTGTAAAGTTGCAAGGGTTTGTGATACACTAAACCAAACTGGTGTTTTTTGTTTAAATGCATTTGTACCTGAAAAAGATGGTAGTATATTAACCGTAATCGGTTGAGTATCGCTATTGAATACCGTTATACTCTGACCATTACCCCATTTAGCGGATGGAAATGCCGAGTTATTTGCTGTATTCCAAGTATTAACCGGTGCTGCCGCCTGAAACCTTCCGTATATTTTAGCCCTAGTCGGATAATTATTTACTGCTAAATTAACTACGGCTACTTTATTTGCTACATCGCCAGCTGGTAATGTAGTAGAGGTAGTACCTGTTCCAGCTGTTGTGCCGGATGTACTACTTGTGCCAGTACCACCGGTGCCTGAACTAGTGTTAGTGCCAGTGCCTGTACTAGTACCACCAGTTCCTGCTGCCAATAAAGCCGCTTGTTGTTGTTGTAATTGTAGTAATTGTAACTCAGCATCTGTTAATGATTGCTGACTAGCCTGTAATTGTTGTTGTGTAAGCAATATTTGCTGCTGGAAATTTGATTGTTCCAACACCCTCTGTTCTTGTATTGCTCCTAATTGGGCCTGTAATCCGAATATAAGATTGTTTAATGTATCTATTTGCTTTATATAAGCCTCTATCTGTGCTTTATATCCTTGATTTGCCGCATGTAATGATGTTCTCATTACCGATTCATCTATTGATTTTTGCAATGCTACCGATAATTGGTCGGTTAATTGATTTAAAACTTTTGATAACGAATCTAATTGATTAACCACAATATCATTTTCCTGCTCCACAGATAATCTTTTATTTTTATCAGTTTCAGCTTGAGTTTTTAAGCTATTAATTTCATTATTTAAACTCGTTGTTTGATTTGATAAATCTGCTAATTGTGATTGTAATCCGGCTATTGTAGCATTTGCATTATCTAAAGATTCGGCAGAAACAACGTTTGGTGCTGCTTCTGGAATTTTAGGAGCAAGCTCATCAACTACAGTATCAACTGCTTTTGATACTTCATTTATATTATATTTTTGATATATTAATCCGTCTGCCATTATTCTACTACTTCAAAAATATTTTTATCGTTAATAATTTCAGAATCTCCGTTGATAACTATTTTTATTTTTATTTTATAAGAGCGATTTGTGGCATACCCATTCGTATCCAAATAAAAATAGTTTGATATAGTATCACAACTTATTTTAGAATAGTCTCCAAATGGAATTATGACTTCTTCTGTTATATAATCTTCTATTTGATAATACGATGTTACTGGTAAATATTTAGTTTGGTCATATTCAAATGTAGTTCCAAAAGATTTTGCTGGAAATTTATCTCTACCTTTGATTCTTATTTTATGATTTTCACCTATTTTATATTGTTTTTTTAAATTAGTGATTACAATTTTTGTATTTTCAAACGTATCATTATCTACCGATGAACTTATTGGTGATAGCGATCCAGTACTGAACTTTGAATCATCCCATACAATTTCTAATTTTGGCTCATAAATGGTTTGAGTTTCTTTTGAATAAAATTTTATTACACCATAATCAAGTGTATCGGATTCGTTTTGTAATCCGTGATGAACTATAAATCCATTATTTTGAATTGAACCACTTAACCAAAGTTTTAAAATACCAGTGACATCCATATGTACATCATCTGGCTCATAGTTATATGATTGCGATGCTTGTGATGCGGTGTACCATGTACCACCCTCTGCGTTTGCAGAACCGGTTGTTCCCGGCGTAAATACTGCACTACCACCGGTGGTGTTATCTTGCCAACTATTTACACCATCTCTATACTTCCAACTTACACCATCGCTTGTAATATTATCAAATTTAGTACCAGTTCCCATTGTCCAGCTTTGAGAAACGGCATTTGAATATATTGTATATTCAAGTGGGATTTCTTCGGAAAATGCTGTATATAAATTCAAATATGCTTTCCAACTTCCTGTTATTTCACCGGATACAATAGATGCCGATATATCCGTCATATCGAACTTAATTAAGGCTCGATATATATCTTTTATATCCCCATAATAAAGTTTTCCAACTTCAATTATTTCATCCCTACCAGCGTTTTGGTCAGGCTGTTGAAGATATACCGATGCGTCGTATTGTGATGTATAAAATTTATGCATATTATATTACCTTTCCTTTAATATCTTTTTTAGGATATTTAACTTCAAAAACGGCCGGGTCAAGAGAAGGATAAACTATTTTATTTTTAGTAGCCGTTTCAATATTGTATTGAATTGGCGAATACCCGTTACCACATATATTTGTAATTTTTAAATTTGGTATGCTTAATACCCCCTCAACATTTGCTATTGCCAATTCTAATTCGGAAATGTTTATTGGTTTATTAAATGTCCATTTATCAATTTCAAAGAATGATTCAACTGCTAACAATGTATTTGCCAATACTTCAAGTTTATTATAATTAGCAAATACTGCTATTTCAAATTCAACTGCAATATTAACAATATATCCATCTATAATATTAACAGTATCCGCTAGCATTTTATATTCACTAATATAGGTTTTTAAATTTTGCTTAACGGCTTGATTGATTGTTGCTAATTTTTTATCACTATCATATCCCAACACATGCATATTAATCGCAAATGGATTAGTTGTTGATGTATTTACAAGTGGTGCGTTTTCAATATACTGAGTTACTGCAGTTTCTATTTCCGCTGTTGTTTTTCCTTGTAGGGTCTGTACGAATGATATAAAGTTAGTAAGCGTACCGGAATCTTTTAAATAATTTCCAATCGGATTTGTAGATATATTGTCCGGTATAACAAATACTTTAGCAACACTACCATACTTTTCTGGCATACTTAATGCTCTAACAGTATAATCTTGTAAAGTTACTGCTCTATTTTGAGAACCAAATGCTCCAAGCGCATTTTGCCTAACCTCTTCTACACTTTCCGAACCTCTACCACCTCTAGCTGCTTCTAAGTTTTCAGCAGCAACAGAGTTTTTAGTTTCGTTATATGCATTTATCAATGATGCATCAATAGATAATAAATCTTCATTAAACTCAACCTTTCTTATTGATGTTAATTCTCCCACATTAACATTTGATTCTACGCCACCACCAACTAAATATTTTATAGTCAATGTGGTATTAACGGGAGCTATTCCAAATGTATTTGTTTTCAAAAAATTAGATGGGTCTATCGAAGCCTCTAATTGGCTTATAGAATTGGCTAATCCAAGACCAACGTTTTTTGGATTTGGTATTAAATTTTCTTGCGAAAGTGCTGTATTTCCGCTGCCAAATTGTAATGTAATACTATCATCGCTATTTACTTTTACCGAAAAACGTTTTGGAACTTTGGTTACTTCGATTATATATGGTACAGTAGAATTATATTGACTTAAATTTGAATTTGCTTCTGTGTTTGCTTTTTCTAAAAACAAAGTTTCTTGTGCCAAATATGGTACTTCATACCATTTATATCCATCGGAATCCGTTACCGATGATATCTCTATAATGTTAGAATCGTTTATTGTAAATGTTGGATATTCGGTATAACTACCAAATGTAGCCGTAGTTGTTACTTCAGTTGCCGATATCGCTTTTACCTTTTTAGTAATCAGATATTTTGTTGGTTCACCGGTAACAGTATCTCTATCATTTTCATAAACTTCTATTGTTCTATCCGTTGCATTAGCAAAATCACAATCATCAACTGTACGGAACGTTACTGAATTTGCTCCCTTAGATTCTATTTCCATACCGGATTTAATATTCAGATAAAATCTCTCATCCGGTTTATTTGATTGACCAGTGCCCGTTGATGGTACTAATTGATATATGGTTAATGTTACAACTGCAGGAGTAGCTATTTTCGGTTTGTATCCTAATGTTTGTGCTAACGATATTACATTCTTTTTTTCCGTTGCGTATGCTAATAATGATTCCTTTAATTGTGTATCTTGATAAAAAGAAAGCATATCACCTATTGCTGCCGCCATCTCCAAAAATACCATACCAGGAGATGATTCATTAAAAT